AGCCGAACCCTGACCAGATCAAGGCTCAGGCCGAGATGCAGAAGCAGGAAGCCGAGACCAAGCGCCAGGAACAGGAACTCGCCAACGACCGCGAGCGCCACCAGATGGATATGGCGGCGCTGCAGGCCAAGCTGGATGCGCAGATCCAGGTTGCCGAGACCAACATGGCGCTCAAGGAGCGCGAATACGACCTGAAGGTGAAAACGCTCGAACTCAAAGAGCGTGAACTGATGGTCGGCGCCGCGGTGAAGGCCAGGGAAACCGAGATGGATCTTGCCGCCAAGCGCGAGGACCACGCCCTGAACCGTGAAGCGGCCGACCATGGGCACGACCTGTATATGCAGACGATGGACGCCAAAGCGCAGGCTGCTCAGCAGCAGGCGGCGGCAAAACCAAAGGAGACGGCATAGTGAAGCTGCACCCCAAAGACGGTTATGTGATTATCGAGACGAAGCCGGATAGGCATGGTCGATTCCCCATCGGCAGCGTTGTATCCGATGGCGGCAAGGAATTCGCCTATGGCGATATCGTGGCTTACCGGCCTGTGTCGCTTGAAGACCTAGGTGACGGCCAATTTCTTCTCGACGAAAATGCGATCGTTGGAAAGCTGACCTGATGGTTTCCCGCGAGACGAACGCCAAGATCACCCCGCCTAAGCGCCAGCCCGGCGACCTCGTGGAACTCATGTGCGAGCGCTACTGGAACGCCTTCCGTCAGGGCTATTGCCAGTCGGGCGGCAAGCCGGTGGATTATCCCACATGGAAGCAAGCCACTGACCCGGTGAAGGAAGAAACCCGCCGTTGCATGCGGCATGCGGTCGAGGTCTTCCGCGGCACGCTGGTGACGGATGGGGCGATGGATGACTGGTTCCCGGATAAGCCGGCTCGTCGCCAGTTGCCGCACATCGACAACGACAGCGATTTCGTCACGTCGCAGAAGATTGCGAGGATGGGGGAATAATGCCAGGCACACCCGCACCCGCTCTGGACCGGTTGATGGCTAAACTGCGGTTCAACCCGGCTACCCACTGCGTAGAGTTTACCGGTTCGCTCCATGCGCATGGCGGCTATGGCCAGTTTCACGGTGGCAAGGAATTGCCGGGGGTCATTTATGCCCATCGGGCAGCCTACATCCTGTGGAACGGACCAATCCCCGATGGGATGCAGATCGACCATCGTTGCGAGAACCCTAAGTGCTGCAACCCGCAGCACCTCTGGCCCGTGACCCCAAAGCAAAATATCGGTTTTGCGCGGCACAAGATGAAGGCCAGCAGCCCACACGCCAAAAAGACCGAATGTCCGCGTGGGCATCCTTACGACAGGAAGAGACCGTCTGGCGAAAGATACTGCTCGATATGCTCCAATGAGCAGAGCCGCCGCGCGAAAGCCAAGCGTGGAGTTGCACATGCGGTCTAAGTATCGAAAGTGCCGCTGTTGCGGTGCGCACCACTGGACCGACGCATGGCCGGCCAATCATATCGAACCCACCATCGAACGCTCCGCCCTCCCGGCCCCGATGCTCAACCGGGACGGCATCGACCCGCTCTGGCACCCCCACGATGGGCGCAAGTACGAGAGCAAAACCGAGTTCCGCGCCGCCACCAAGGCCGCAGGGGCTGAAGAGGTCGGCAACGACTTCCAGACCGACAACCGCAAGCATGACTCGGTGACAAAGGCCGAAGTCACTGAAGCCTACCAGAAGGTCAGCCAGGGCTACAAACCCTCGCTTGGCACGACTGACGCCACCGGAACCGGCTGGCAGTAACCCCAAGGACCATTCATGGAAACGGAAGTTCAACCGGCCCCGGCAACGGGCGCTGGCAACGATGACGTTCGCGCCGACGTAGTTGCTGCCATCGAGCAGCTGCGAGGCCCCTCCGACACCGCTCCCGAACCGGAGCAAGAGATCGCCGCAGCCACCAGCGAGGACGCCGCTCCCTTTGAGCGCCCCCGCAACGAGCGCGGCCAATTTATCAGGGCTGACGGCACGGTTGACACCGAAGCCGAGGCCCAGCGAGTTCCCGACGCGGACCCATCTGCGGACAAGCCTGTGGTGCCTTCAACCGCACCCGAGCCTCCCACCAGCTGGTCGGCCGACGCGAAAGCCGAGTGGCTCAAGCTCTCTCCCGCCCTTCAACAGGCGGTCATCAAGAGGGAGACCGAGATCAACGAAGGCGGGCGGCGGTGGTCCGAAGAGAAGCGTGCCGTCGAAACCATGCTGGACCCGATCCGGCAGCAGGCCCAACGCACCGGCCTTTCGTTCGATGAGGGGTTCAAGCGCCTCGTCAGCATGAGCGAATGGATGGAGCGTGAGCCCCACGCTGCAATTCGTGCCCTCGCACAGTCCTACGGCGTCAATCTCGCACAACCCCAGACCGGCATGCAGCCGCCGCCGGTCGTTCCGCAGCAGCAGCCGCAGCAAAACCAGCAGCCCGACCCGGTCGTGTACGAACTGCAGACCAAGCTCAACGGGCTGATGGGCATGCTGCAGCAGCAGCAGAAAGCCGAAGCGCAGTCGTCCATCCAGTCCTTCGCCAGCGCCCCCGGGCATGAGCACTTCGATGCCGTCAAAGGCATCATGGGTCAGCTCATCGAAACGGGGCAGGCGGCCGATCTGCCGGACGCCTACGACAAGGCAATCTGGCTCGACCCGACTATTCGCTCCTCGCTCATCGCGGCTCAAACCGCGAAGGCAGCGGAGGAGAAGCGGGCAGCAGAACAGGCGGCGGTCAAGAAGGCCCGTGCCGGCTCCCTCAGTCTCAACGGCTCCCCCGTTGGAACTCCGGCGGTCGGCGCAAAGCCTGAATACGAAACCGTTCGTGCAGCAGCCGAAGCCGCCTACGCGCAGCACATGGCTCGCTGACCCTAAAACCCTTCAAGGAACCATCCCATGGCAACCCCCAATCCTTCGATTGGCGATATTGTCGCGACCACCATCGAAAACCGTTCGAAGAAGGCCGCCGACAACATCACCCGCAATAACGCGCTTCTCAATCGCATGATGAAGCGTGGAACCGCCAAACCGTTCTCCGGCGGTCGCAATCTCTGGCAGGAACTCGAGTACGCCCAGAACTCCACCGCTGGGTGGTATTCGGGCTACGAGCAGATCAACGTCTCCCCCAGCCAGATTCTCACCGCCGCCGAATTCCCGATCCGCCAGGCCGCCGTGGCCGTGTCGATTTCGGGTCTGGAAGAACTCCAGAACGCCGGCCCGGAACAGATGATCGACCTCATCGAGACCCGCGTGAAGAACGCCGAAGAGACCCTGCAGGCGCTCATCGCCTACGGCATCTATTCGGACGGCTCGGACCCCAAGTCCATCGGCGGGCTGCAGCAGCTCGTCGCCACTACCCCGACCAACTCGGTGGGCGGCATCGACGGCAATACCTGGCCGTTCTGGCGCAACATCACGTTCGGTTCGGTGACCAACGGCGGCGCTGCAACCACGTCGGCCAACATCCGCCGGTACTGGGACACGATCTATCCCCAGCTGATCCGCGGCACCGACAAGCCGGACCTGCTGGTCTGCGACAACACCAACTGGCGGCTCTACAACGAGTCCCTGCAGCCGCTGCAGCGCATCACCAATGCGGACATGGCGGCGGCTGGGTTCGTCTCGCTGGAATACATGTCGGCGCCCGTGGTGCTCGACGGTGGCTTCCAGGGCTACGCCAACGCTGCCTTCGGCGGCGCCAACGGCTCTGACTGGATGCCGCAGGGTGGTGTGCCGACTGGCTACACCTGGTTCCTGAACTCCAAGTACGTCCAGTACCGGCCGCACCGTGACCGCAACTTCACTGCCCTGAACCCCGACCGCTTCTCGATCAATCAGGACGCGGTCGTCAAGCTCACGGCGTGGGCCGGCAATCTCACCATCTCGAACCGTCGCCTGCAGGCGGTTCACTACCCCACCTGATCGCCCGAAAGGAGCATCACCATGGCTATTCCTTACTCGACTTCCAACGCGGCGGGGTTCGCCTTTACGCAGACCTTCACCCCGCCCGCCGCCGGCTCCTACAACACGGGTGCTCGCCAGCCCGTCCCGGTCGGCACCCTCGCAGATGGTACGGACGGCTCCAAGTGGGTCTACGTGCTGTTCGGTTCCGGCGGCGTCACCGCGGCAGGCTATGTCGTCGTCGTTGACGAGGACTTCGGCGCCGTCATGATGTCCAACTCGGTCGGCGCCCTCGGTGACAAGATCGCCGTGGCTCCCGTCGTCGCCGCAGCCGCTGACTATGGCTGGGTCCAGATGTACGGCACCTGCGATGCCATCCAGGTCTCGGCATCGTGCGCTGCCAACGTGCCGCTCGCCTCGACGGTCACCGCCGGCCAGCTGGACGACGCTGTCGCCAACCCGACCAAGAACATCACCGGCATGTGGCTGACCACGGCCCGCGCAGCTTCGGCTGGCACGGCGCCGGGTTACCTCAACTTCCCGGTGGTCGGCACGACCAACTGATGAAACAGGGCGGGGTTTCGGCTCCGCCCTTTCCCATTTCCGGAGCAACCCATGAGCCTTTCTGAATTCGACATGTCGTCCACCAGCCACAACGGGCAGGGATGGGGCGGCAAAGAAAACCAGGTATTCGCTCGCTTCTACCGCGACCAGAAGGCCGACTTTTACCAGTCCCAGCAGCAGGGCGTTCCCGTCGCCAAGGCTGTGGACATGGTTGAAATCCGCCAGGCTGGCGAACGTGACTCGGTGAAACTCGAAGTCACCGAAGTGCACAAGCAGCGCTTCCCCGTCGCGTGGCAGAACTATCAGCGCGGCATGGAGCAGGTGCAGGACGGAACGCCGCTTGGCGTGCTGTTCCCCAAGAACCCCGAGATCGTCACGACCCTGCAGGGCAACCATATCTGGACCGTGCAGGCACTGGTGGCGGTTCCGGACAGCAGCATGCCCAGCATCCCCTTCCTGTTTGACTACCGCAAGAAAGCGGCGGAGTTCCTTGAGGGGGTCGAAAAGGGCAAGGGCTTCCACCTGCTGGAAAAGCGCCTCGAGGACGCCGAACTCAAGAACATCGAGAAAGACGACCTCATCAAGTCGATGAACGCGCGGCTTCTGGAACTGGAAGCCGTCTCCAAAACCCCCAAGACCAAGGAGTAAGCCATGTCGCTTGCTGTAGACCTTATGGGCGTCGGCCTGCCGCAAGAGCAGGCTGTGCGCCTCGGATTTTCCGACCTCACCACGATTGCCGGCGTCGGAACTGCCCAGTCGGGCGCCGCGTCGATCCCCAACTTCGTCAACAACGTGCTTGCCACTACGGCCGGCGGTCAGACCGCCTTTGTGCTGTCGTCCGACATCGAGATCGATGTGCCGTACTCGGTGGTCAATTCCAGCTCCACCGCGGCTCTGGTGTTCCCGCCGTCCGGTGGTTCGATCAATGCGGCCGGCGCCAATGCCTCGGTGTCGATCGCTGAAAACCTCGGGCGCATCTTCATCCGCAAGTCGTCCACCCGCTGGATTTCGTTCCTCACCGCCTAGAGGCTGACCCATGCCCACGACACTCCTGCAAATCGCCCAAGCCGTAGTCAATGAACTCGGGCTCCCGCAGATTTCGTCTGTGGTCGGGAACGCTGGCAACACGGCCCGCCAGATCCTGGCGCTCGCCAACAGGTCCGGGGATGAGATTTACCAGTCTCACCCCTGGATCGTCTCGCAGGACGAACACATCGTGGAGATCGGCACGCCGATCACCACTACGGGCGATATTGTCTCCGGTTCCGGCATCATCACCAACATCCCGGACACGACCGGCATCTTGGCCAATAGCTGGGCCGTCTCGGGCAACGGGCTGCAGACCTCAACGCGGGTCAGCGAAGTCCTGTCCGCCACGTCGGTCCGGGTGGACATGTACGCGACCGAAACCATCGTCGGCTCGGATATGGTCTTCGCTCAGGACACCTACGACGTTCCTGACGAGTTCAAGTGGTTCGCCAACCGCACCATGTGGGACCGCACCAACCACTGGGAGCTGATCGGCCCCATCTCCCCGCAGGCTGACCAATGGCAGCGTTCCGGCATCGTGACGGTGGGCCCGCGCCGTCGCTGGCGTCAGGTCGGTGTCGAGCCGACGAACTGGCGCCTGTGGCCGCCGCCCACCGCTACGGGCTCATATCCCGCAACGCTGGTGTTCGAATTCAACAGCCGGTATTGGGTGGCCGACGAACTCGGCATCCGCAAGGCTCAGTTCACCGCGGACACCGACTATCCCGTCATCGACGCGCAGGCCATCATCCTTGCGATCAAGTGGCGCCTGTGGGCCATCAAGGGCTTTGAATACGGCGCCATGCAGGCGGAGTCGAACGACTACACCGCGCGGCTCATGGCTCGTGACGGCGGGTCGCCTGACCTCACCCTCGCAAAGGGCTCTTCGGACTTCTTCCTGCTTGGTCCGCAGAACGTGCAAGACGGCAATTTCCCCGGACCGGGCAATCCCTGATGAGGAACACCTTCCGACAGGCAGGGCGCGGCGCCGGAGGCGGTTCGGCCGCCAACCAGGCGCAAGGCTCGTCCATTTCGTCGCCGGTCGGCGGATGGGATGCGATATCGCCTATCTCCACCATGCCGCCGCAGAACGCGCTGGAACTGGTCAACTGGTTCCCCCAGCCGGGTTATGTCGAGTTGCGCCGCGGCTTCACCGAGCACAGCGACACCGGGACAGGCCTGCCCGTCGAAACCCTGATGGCCTACCAGTCGGCTACTGCTACCCTGAACGCGCTGCTTGCTGCCTCTGATGGCGAGATTTTCGAAGTGACGGGCGCAGTGTCGGCGTCGATTGCCTCGGGTTTCACGTCCAATCGCTGGCAGTACACCAACTTCGCAACTTCGGGCGGGTCGTTCGGCTGGATGTGCAACGGCGAGGACGTGCCGCAGTATTTCGACGGCGCCGCCATCACGGCTACGGTGATCACTGGTGTGACGCCAGAGGATATCACGGACGTTTGCCCGTACCGCTCGAGGCTCTGGTTGGTGCTGAAGGAATCTACCGAGGCGGCTTATCTCCCGGTGGACAGCATCCAGGGCGCGGCGACGATCTTCGATGTGGGCACGTACTTCCCGAATGGTGGCTATCTGCAGTCCATCGGGACATGGTCCACTGACACCAACGACGGACCCAACGAGTTTATCGCCTTCGTCAGCCAGTTCGGGGACGTAGCGATTTTCCAGATCGAAGATCCCGGCGTTGCGGCGCAGGTGTTCTATCGCGGCACGGCTTCGCTTTCTACGCCCATCGGCCGGCGGTGCCTGTCAAAGATCGGGTCCGACCTCGGGCTGATAACTATCGATGGGGTGCTGCCCCTGTCACAGGTGCTCAGCTACGACAAGGCGGCGCTGCTCGGGGCATCGATCACCAAGAACATCCGCCAGGCCATGACGGACGCAGCCCAGCGCTACAAGGACGAGTTCGGCTGGCAGCTGACCAGCTACCCCCGCAACACCATGGCCATTCTGAACGTGCCGCAGGTGGAGAACACCACTCAGGTGCAGTTCGTGATGAACACCATTACGGGCGCATGGGCACGGTTCGAGGGGCAGAACGGCTCTTGCTGGGAAGTGTTCGAGGACCGGGCGTATTTCGGCGGCAATGACGGGATCGTCCGTCTGGCCGATAATGCCGGCGGTGACGAAAACCAGACGCTGTCGGCCGATATGCGCGGGGCCTTCAACTACTACAGCCAGCGAGGCCGGGAGAAGCGCTGGACGATGATCCGGCCGTCGATCACCATCGATGACGCGTTCCCGGTGCAGCCCTACATGGGGCTCAACGTGGATTTCGGCTCCGATGCCGAACTGGCGCCGGTCGAATTCACGGCTTCCGGGTCTATCCCGACCTGGAACTCCGCGGTGTGGAATGAGGCAACGTGGCCCGGCGAAACGACGCAGGCCAACTGGTTCTCGATTGGCGGGCTCGGCTACTGCGCGTCGATCCGCATGACGGTGGATATCCCATGGTCTGAGGATGTAAGGGCGCCGCGCGTGCTGCAGGTCAACAGCTTCGACATGCTTTACGCCTATGGGGCGTTCATCTGAATGGACATCGTATTCGGGCAGGATGACGCGGTGGCCTTGTGGGCAGGGTCACGCCTCGGTGTGACGTTTCAGCGCCCCTTCGTCGCCATAGGCATTGCTCGGGACGGGGAAGCCATCGGGGCGGCGGTGTTCAATGAATACTACCGCGGCGGGAACATCGAACTGACATTCGTCGGCGACGGCGCGTTGACCCGGACCGTGCAGAGGGCCTTGGCCCGATACGCATTCGGTCAACTGCAGGCCAGCCGGATTACCATCCGCACCGCGTACCGGAACACCAAAGTCAGGAAGCTGCTCGGTCGCAAGGGCAGGTTCGAGTTTGAAGGCGTGCAGAAGCGCTTCTACGGCCCCGACCGGGGCGATGACGCATTGGTCTATGTGCTCCCGCGCGAAAAAGCGGGCAAGTGGCTGGAGACGATTGAATGAACGCACCGCAGGCACCGGACCCCGTAAAGACTGCCGAGGCGCAGAGCCAGTACAACACTCAGGCGGCCACCACTCAGCAGCAGCTGAACATGGTGGACTCGTCCAACCCGTTCGGCTCGACCTCCTACACCCAGAGCGGCACATGGGCAGACGGTACTCCGAAGTACAGCCAGAGCACGTCGCTCAATCCGCAGTTACAGGGCGCGGTCGATAACGCCTACAGCACGCTTTCCCAGCCGTTCTCGATGGACACGAACGCCATCGAAAGCCACCTGATGGACCTGCAGAAATCCCGCATCGACCCGATGCTGGAACAGCGCCGCGCCAGCACCGAACAGAGCCTGTTCAACCGCGGCGTGCGGCCCGGCACCGAGGCCTACACGCGCGGCATGGAAGCGGTGACGCAGGGTGAAAACGACCAGTGGAACGAACTTGCCCTGAACGGCCGGTCTCAAGCGCTGTCGGAACTGCTCACGGCCCGCAACCAGCCGCTCAACGAGCTTACTGGCATGCTCTCGGGTACGCAGATCAACCAGCAGACCCCGCAGGCAGGGGTTTCCCCGGTCGATTATACCGGCTTGGTGAACAACCAGTACCAGGCAGACTCGAACAACTACGCCAACACCTGGGGCGCCGTAGGGAATATCGGCAAGACCCTCGGCGGCTGGGCTTTCTCCGACGAACGGTTGAAAGAAGATATCCACGCGACTGGCGAGAAGACCGAGGACGGCATCCCGATCAAGACGTTCCGCTACAAGGGCTCGCCAATGATGCAGGTGGGCGTGATCGCGCAGGAGGCGAAGAAGAAGCGCCCCGACGCGGTCCGCAAGGGACCGGGCGGGTTCATGATGGTCAACGCGCGCGAACTGATGGGAGCCTGATGTGGCGATTTTCGGACCTCAGTCGTCGGGCAAGCTGTCGAAAGCCGATGCCGACCGCAAGCGCGAACTGGCCAAGCAGCTCATGGGTAGCAACTTCCGGGCGGTGAACCCGCTTGGGGCGCTGGCCATGGGGCTCGAGGGCTCGGTGAGCGGCCTTTACGATCAGGACGCCAGCGGAGCCGAGAAGGCCGGTAATGCGCAGGTGGCTGAATTGCTCGCCGGCAAGGACTATACCGGCGCCATGGGCAACGAGTGGGCCAGCCCGCAGCAGGCAGCGCTTGCGGCGACCCTGCAGGGCCGTGATTGGCAGGTAGGCGACCGTAACGCACAGTGGGCACGCGAGGATGCGCGGACGGCTCAGGCGCGGGCCGAAGCGGCTGCGGCGGCATCCCGGCCGGAGTTCAAGATGTTCGAGGCCGGCGGCGACCAGTACCGCTATAACGCCAACGATCCGAACTCCCGGCCGGAACTGTTCTTCGATGGCCCGAATGCGCCTGGCTATCGCCCGATGACGGCGGAAGAGAAGGTTGCGGCCGGCCTGCCGCCCGAGATGCCCGCCCAGATCGGCCCCGATGGCAAGATCGACCCCATCGGCGGCGGTGGCCAGACCATCAACGTAAACACGGACGGCGGCTCTGGCGACTTCTACAAGAAGCTGGACACCGATGCCGGCGAGCAGCAGGCGGCCTTGATCGATGCCGGCCGAAACGCCAGCAGCAACAACATGCGGCTTGGTGAGTTGCAGACGCTGCTGCAGAACGCGCCGCAGGGTATGCAGGGCGGCATTACGCAGCTGGCGGGCGCCGTTGGTATCCCCGTTCAGGGTCTCGATGAAGTGCAGGCGGCTCAGGCGCTCATCAACCAGATGGTGCCCGGCCAGCGCCCGCCCGGCTCGGGCACTATGTCGGATGCTGACTTGGCTCTGTTCAAGCAGTCGCTTCCGGCGATTGTCAACCAGCCCGGCGGCAATCAGAAGATCCTCGAGACCGCCAAGGCCATCAACGACTACACGATTGCGCAGGCCAAGATTGCCGAGCAGGTGGCCAACCGCGAGATCACGCCGGCTGAAGGCCGGGCGCTTCAAAGCTCCCTACCCAACCCGCTGGCAAAACCTGCCACCCCCGCGCAAGGCGGCGGCAATTGGACTGACGTAGGCAACGGCGTCCGCATTCGCGAGATCAACTGATGGCCAAGTTTCAGATAGAGGCCAACGGCAAGCAGTACGAAATCGAGGCACCCGATCAGGCATCGGCCCTGAAGGCGCTGCAGGGGTTCACTGGCGCCAACACGCCGATCCCTCCCAGCAATCCCATGGCGGCCGACATGCCGCCAGCTCAGCCGCAGGGCGGTGACTGGGAACGCGCCACGCTTCTGCCGATGGAGAAGAACAACGCAACCGGCGAACGCCGACTTGCGTGGCCTCAGATTGCCGTCGATGCCGGCAACGCCATGGCGCTGCCCGGCGACGTGCTGGCGGGCAAGTACACCGACCCCAACGACCCCAACCGCCTCGACTACAACAACCCCGAACTGATGGGGCGCGGGCTTACGCTGTCCACGCTGCCCATGCTTGGCGGCGGCGGGATGGCGAAGGAAGCCGCCAAGGGCGGGATGTCGGACCAGACGCGGAACATCCTGTCTCGTGCGCTGAAGGATTCCGGCATTGAACCGGGACAGGTTGGCGGCAAGATCGCCGAGATCGGCCCTGATGCCGTGATGGCGGATATCAGCCCGCGGTTGCAGAAGATCGCGCAGGCGCTCGCCACCATGCCCGGCCCCGGCCAGAAGACCGTGCTGGAGGCGCTAACGGCCCGCGCTGAGGGCAGGAACGCTCGGCTGGCTGGTGACGTGACGGATACCCTTGGCCCGGCGCCTGTGCCGTCTCAGGTGCTCGCCGGCAACAAGGCGAACATGGACGCGCTTGGGCCTGAGTACGAGGAACTGTTCAAGTACGCGAAGGCGGTCGATAGCACCCCAATCGCCGAAGAACTCGACGCTGCCATTATCAACCTACGCGGCGATGCCCAGACTGCCGTCAAGAAGGTGCGCGGCATGCTGAACCTCTACGGCGAGGATTTGCTTGACCCTAACCCCCGTACACTGTTCGAGACCCGGAACGCTATCGACGGCATGATGGCCACGGAGACAAACCCCAAGGCCATCGGCGCTCTGACTGCTGCTCGAAAGCAGATCGATGAGGAACTCGCTCGTTCCGTGCCCGACATCAAGCAGGTCGATGCCAAATACGCCGAACTCGCCCGCCAGAACGAGGCCTTGGGCGAAGGCAGCAAGATCCTCCGCACCGGCCCTGAAGCGCTCCGCCCGTCCGAAGTCGTAGAGCAGATGGTCAGCGGCGCAAACCCGCAGGGTATGTCTGTTGGGCCGTCTGGCGTGCCGTTCCGCCTCAGCCAAGGGGCTCGAGCCGATATCGATCGGCTTATCGGCACCAAGGCCAATGACCTCCAGGCGCTCAAGTCGCTGATTGGCGGGGAAGGGGACTGGAACCGCGCAAAGCTGGCCGCGGTGTTCGGGGCCGAAAAGGCCGACAAGCTGCTGTCGATCATCACGCGCGAAATGAAGTACCAGGCCACCGAGGCCGACGCGCTCACCGGTTCCCGGACGCAGGTGCTGAAGGCCGCGCAAGACGAGATCAACGGCAAGGAAAAAGGCGCGGGGATATTCGAGAACCTGTTCAACTTCCGCCCCGGCTCGGCTGCTGCAAGTGCTGCGGACAAGGGGCTTGGCTGGGTCGGTGACGTTCGCCGCTCTGGCGTGAACAAGCAGATTGCCGAGTTGCTGATGAGCAACGATCCGTCTGTTGGCGGGAAGCTCGGCTATCAGCCTTGGGCGATTACGCAGGCCGCCCCGAGTGCTGGTGTCAAGGCTGAACTCGGTAGCGAGGACGTGCGGCAGAATACCAAGCAGCTCGCCCGCCTGCTTATGCTCGGTCAGTGAACGCCGCATAGAGGAACAGACTAAAGCCGGGGGCGGCCATAAGCGGGAAGCCAAGCCAACCCGGCAGGTAGAGTGCGCGGTAAACGTCTGGGTAAAACTGCAGGACGCAAGCCGCCCAAATCCCGCTTGCGATTGTAAGACGACGAAGCCACGCGTCAGTCAGGCCGCCAGATGGCGCAACTGGTTCCTCCGTGGCGCTCTGGCTGACGCTTCGCATCACCCACGCAAATGCCGCCAACGCAGCGGCTAACGCGACAAAAATGATCGTATTGATGACCGACTGGCTGGCGGCTTGTGGTGGCATGATACCCCACTGCGATGCCATGCCGACGATGCTTGCGAGCGCGAGAATCCCGCATAGGGCGGCGCTCCAAAGCCCCACCTGAGAGGCCAGCGGCTTTGCCCGCGTAGCCGCCCGTTTCCACCCCTTCACCCGCCATTCGCCGGGCCGTAGATCAACTTGCTTGGTCACGCGTCCGCATGTCTCCCTGACCAGAGGTCGCGATGCCCCGCTCCGGACCGCCTACTTACTTGTACGTTCTGCCCCCCATATACATTGCGATCCCCGGAACGACAATCACCGCGGCGCAGCATAACGATCCGCTGGATGATATTGCGGACACGTTCAACAGCTTCCAGCCGGTGGTGTGGGGCGGAACGGGAGCCGGGACTGAGGCGGGCGCTCGCAGCAACCTTGGCCTGACCATTGGGGCCGACATTGCCGGGCTTGCCACGGCAAATGTGTTCACCGCCGACCAGACCTTCCGGAAGTCCGATGACGGTGCTGCGGCCGGTCCTCTACTGACGCTTGACAGGCTTTCTGCGTCGCCAGCAGCTAGCGACCTGATAGGTGCCGTTCCCTTCGTCGGCCGCGACAGCGGCGGAGCGTCTCAGACATATGGGCTTGTCGGCGCCGAAATCGTTGACCCCACAGCAGCAAGCGAGGACGGGCGGCTGTTGCTGCAGGCTGTTGTGGCCGGAGCGTTGGCAACTCGAGCCTATGTCGGCGCTGGGCTTTACACCCTAAACGCGGCGGGCGGGGACAAGGGTATCGATACCGTCAACGCAGCAAACTACTACCTGAACGGCGGGTCGATGATCCCGAGCGGGTTCCTCTATGGGGCGACCATCGCAAACGGGACCGACGCCACCAACGACATCAACTTCTCCGCTGGGCAAGCCATCGACTCCACGAACGTCTCGATGGCCACGCTAACGGCGATGACCAAGCAGCTTGACTCAAACTGGGCTGCAGGCACCAACCAGGGCATGCGCTATTCCGGCGCCGCCATCGCCAATACGACCTACCATCTCTATGCGGTGTGGAAGGCCGGCGGTGCAGACCCCGACTTCTACGCGGACCCAAGCGCCACCGCGGCGACTGCGCTTGCGCACCTGCAGGCGGAAACTGGTGGTTCGGCCTATGCATATGTGCGGCGTGTCGCCTCTATCGTTCGCACTGGTGGCAGCATCAAAGCGTTCATCCAGAACGGCGACATGTTCTACTGGTCTGTTCAGGCCAGCGACGTGTCAACGCTGAACCCTGGCACGTCTGCAGTGACCTCCACATTGACCGTCCCCAGTGGCTTGGTCTTAACGGCCGTTGTCAATGCTGCAGTTCTCGACACTGACACTACGTCCGATGTTCATATGCTGGTTACGGCTCTAGCGATGACGGACACCACACCGAGTGCGACGGCGTTTACGGTGATCACGGACGGCAACGGCAGCAACTCCACAAGCTACAACTCTACAGTCCTTGACGTTCAGACAAACACGTCGGCTCAAGTGCGCTACCGGCTCAGCTTCAGCGATTCTGATGTGACGGCAAAGCTCCAGACTATCGGTTGGATCGATGGGCGCGGTCGGACCTAGTCAAAGATCGTCGTAAGCTGTGTGGTCCAGATATTCTAGGTGGACTGGGCCAAACGAGATCGTCAACAGCGAGCCTCCCGGCCGACCGTAGTTCCGGGTCCATTGCCAGCCGAGGCGCCAATACCGCCAGTCGATGAATAACCCATCGTAGTGCATCGCGGCACGTTACCTCGCCCGCTATCCCCCTTCAATCCCCGGAGCAATCCCAATGAATGCTGAAGAGCATTTCCGCGCGGTCGCGCCTGTCTACATGCGCCGACTGCTGTCCGATTTCCCATCACTCGACGCGCAAGGCGCCGCCGCCATCTTCGGCAACCTTGGCCATGAAAGCATCGGGCTCACCAAGCTCCAGGAGATCAAGCCGACCGTCAAAGGCTCGCGCGGCGGCTACGGCTGGGCACAGTGGACCGGCCCGCGGCGCCGTGCCTATGAGGATTACTGCAAGCGCAACGGCAAAGACCCCGCCAGCGATGAAGCGAACTACGCCTATCTGTTCGTGGAGCTAAAGGGCATCGAGGGTTCGGAAGCCGGATCCATCGCGCAGGTCAACTCCGCCACCGGCCTGCAGGGCAAGGTCGAGGCATTCGAGAAAGCCTTCCTTCGCGCGGGCGTCAAGCACTACGACAGCCGATTGCAGTGGGCACGCATTGCCGTTGATGCCTTCCGCGAGGCAGGCGAGCCCACAGGCCCCATCATCCTCCCGACGACGCCCAACCCGCCGCCCCCCGACATTCCGTCACCTGACCCCCGCCAGCCCGAAAAGAAGGGCGGCCTTGGATGGCTGTGGCTCGTCGCCGTTGCCATCGTGGCAATCCTCGCCTTCGTCGCTTTCGTTCCCATCGTCTGAGGCTTACCCCATGAACATTCTCACCAGCGTTGCCCTTGGCTGGCTTGGCCGCCGCTTTCAGGAACTCGGCTCGCTGCTCGCGATCATCGTTCCGATCTACCTCGGGATGCCTGCGGAGCATCAGCGCGGTATCCTCGCCATCCTGACGGGGCAGGGCGGTGGGCTGTCCATCTCCGCAGCCTTCGGCCTTGGCTGGTACCTCTGGACGCAATGGCAGTCCTACAGGGCGACCACTCGGCCGCAGGTCGTCACTGACGAGGGCAAGCGGGTCGAGACCGACAAGCTGGCCCCGGCTGCTCAGCAGACCATCAACGCCACAGTGAAGGCGGCGCCCAAGACCATCCTTGATGCGCTGATCGACAAGCTCAACAAGACTCGCTGACCGGCCTGATCTACGCTCACCCCCTCAACGGAGGGAGAGCGATGAACTTTCATCGAAAGGACGACCACATGCCAATGACGACGGAAGAAGCAGTTGCGAAAGGCGCGGAGCTTTTCGCCAATGCCGAGGAGAGCCTAACCGCGCTCGTGTCAGCGCTGCCGAAGATCCTGGCCGCGGCTCGGGATGAAGGGTTGCTCGGCGGTATCGAGTACATTCGCCTCACGGCCGATGCCTGCAGCGATGTAAACGAAGCCCTATTCATCATCGCCGGCCTGCACGAAAAGCTGACGGCGGAAGCTCAGGAAAAGGGCGTTGACGTTCCCGCCCCGCGTTCCGGCGGCGGTCGCTGATGACTACGACCGACCTGTTCCTGCTCACCGGCTTGGCTGTCGCGCTGGCAGTCAGCGTCGGCAACGTACGCTCATGGGGATGGCTGCTCGCCGTAGCCGTCTCCTATGCCGTCTCCACCGTCTACTGGCGTACGGGCTTGCCCTATGGCGCTTTCATCGCCGGCTTGTGCGATGCTGTGATTTGTCTCGCGGTCTACTTCTGGGGCAAGTTCAGATGGGAGCAATGGGTCTGGCGGCTGTTCCAACTCTCCGTGCTGGTCAATTTCGTCTACCTGGGCGGAACCCTTCGCGTTTGGGCAATTTTCCCCCATGAGACGTATTCGGTCATCCTCGAGGCCGTTAACTGGATAGCCCTGCTGTGGATCGGCGGCCATGGCGCGGTCCAAGCGGTAGGAGCATCCGATGACGCTGCTGCCTCTGGTGTCCCTTGGCGTCGTGTTTATCGTGCTCTGCTACCTCTATATCGGGAGAGAAAAGACGCTCCGTTCTACAAGGCGGCGCGTAAATGGACGAGCTAGGCGCAATCGCGATTAAGGCTATGGGGGCGGCTGGCGGCGCGTTCCTGGCGCTCGTATTCCAACCCCCGACCACAACCCGAGACTTTGTCATCCGGTCGGTGTTCTCGCTGTTCAGCGGGTTGCTGTTCGGAGATCCGATCAGGTCCGAATATTTGCACTGGCCGGAATCCCTTCAGCACATTGTCGGTGCCCATGCTGTCGTCGCGCTCGCGAGTTGGTGGGTGTTCGGAGCTGCAACCAGGGTGATAGGAGCGTGGAAGCCAAAATGATCCGAGACATTATCGCTGGTGCCGTTGGCGCCGCTCTCATCCTGGGGGCGGCGTCTTTCTTTTTGTGGACCGACAGGGTGCATGCTGCCGAATGCGGCAAGGCATCTTGGTACGGGCAGGCCCATCAGGGCAGGGCTATGGCCAACGGCCGGCCTTTCAACCGCCACGCGATGACCGCAGCCTCGTGGAACTACCCGCTCGGCACCAAGGTACGGGTAACGGCCGGCACCAAGTCAGTGGTCGTGACCATCACAGACAGAGGCCCGGCAAAGCGGTTGCATCGTGTGTTGGATCTGTCGCAATCGGCGTTTTCTAAGCTCGCCAGCACTGACAGGGGCGTCATCCGGGTTTGCGTGGCGCGGGTCTAGAATGGCGAACGACTCGCGAACATGTTGTACGGACTGTGTACGGATACTGGCGCACAATCGCGGTTTGTTCACGCTCAAGCCTGCAAGAAACTGCAAGCAAGCGATCTGACAAAAAGCGCGGAAGCCCTAGAAGGTGGCGGAGAGGATGGGATTCGAACCCACGATACCCTTTTGAGGTATGCGCCCTTAGCAGGGTTTCTGACGTAGCGGTCATTTCTTCTTTCCTGCCAATTGCTTGCTGCTGTCCGACGATTTGGGCTGTACGGGATTTGTACGAGCGGCGTCTAAACCGACCCGGAACGCATCGCGAACTTTAACCTGCGCATCCTCTGCATGTGAATAGGTTCTGAGCATCACGCTCGGGTCTGACCACAGGTTGTCAGCAGCCGTCACAGGGTCGATGCCCTGGCGCACGATCATCTCTGTGCCGTACCCATGCCGGCCGGCCGCGTGTGGCTTCAGGTGGGCAATCCCTGCCTTATCGCAGGCTGCTTCCCAGCGTCGATATAGCGCCCCGTTCTTATAGCTCGGAATGCGGAAAACACGATCCGACCCCGCCTTGCGGTGCGGCTCCGCCAGATTGGCAATCATCACCACTTCTTCCGGGTCTAGCTCTACCCAATGGGCAGGGTGGCCCTTGGACGCATGGACGCGCACTCGGCCGGCGCTCAAGTCCATGTCCTTGCTGCGCGTCATCGCCACGCTCTGCCCGACCCGGTAGCCGTGACGGAACATGAAGTAGACGAGCGCGGCATCTCTGGGATCTGCAACAGCGCAGAACGCCAGCACCCACGGCCAACTCCCCGGCACCTTCGGCACGCGGCTCTGCTTCCCCCGCGCCACGTCCTGCTTGACCCGCTCTTTCTTGTCGAAAGCCTTGATGCGGATCGGCGGGCACTTCCCCAGCTCGTGTGCATTGTTGATGACGGCTCGGACTGGCGTCAGCACCTGGCGCTGCCATGTGTCGGACGACGCCATGGGGTAAAGCTGCTTCGCCAGCGACCGCACCGAGGCCGGCGTTATATCGCGCACCCGGTGCATCCCGATCTTCTTGACGACCGGCATCAAATACCGGGCATCGCTTTCCGATGGCGTGTAGAGGTCAAGCGCGGCGTTGAACGTCAGCTCGTCTTCTGGCCTTGGCGCGTCGGGGCCAAGGATACGACGTTTCCGCGCCGAGCTTTCGATGCTCCGGACGGCTGCTTCCGCGATATCCTGGTCAGACGTTCCAAGGCTTTTTCGGACGTACTCGTTGCTATCAGCAGGTCGTCCTTTAACCCACCAGATGTTCCCCCTAAGGTAGATTTCGAGCGCCATTCCGGTTCCTCAAATATCTGGTCTATGTGCTCGGGCAGCAGTATCATGGCGTGGCCTAGCAGCCGGCAAGCGCCAAGCGCTCGAGCCCGCTCCCGTAGCGTCCGCTCTGAGATTTCAACACCAGAGCCAGCCAGTTCTGCAACCCACTGCGATGGGGTTTTGCCTTCGACGATGATGCGCGGTAGCCCCACTTACAGCCACCCTCCGGTAATGAACGACTGAAGCTGAACACCGATCACATCCCGATAAGCCCACGCAAACCAGAGCGCGAGCACGACCACCCCGATAGCCAGGGCCTTGGTGGAGGCACGGCGGGGACGACGGTAGGTCATGGGGTGCCCCTGCGATTGAGCACCTTGGTTACGTCCTTGACAATGACGTGGGCGAGGTATCCGGATGGGTGGTGCATGACCGGGTGAGAATCCCAACTAGCAAGCAGGAACCTCGCGGCGTCTCTCTGGCCCTCCGCACGCTGCGCCCGGCGGTGCATCAGCTTCAGCGCCTCACGGAGCTTGGCGATCTCTTCCTTTGCGTCCCCGCTCATGTCCCACTCTCCCTGTCGGGGGATTGGGAAAGAGCGGTGCGCCCCTTATCGGTTATGCGATAGGTATTGTTAGCGCTGCTCCACGTCACCAGACCGTTCTTGACCATCGCGCCCAACTTCGGCTTTACCAGATTGCCGTTGGAGTACCCGAACAGCCGCTCTGAGATTTCGTATGGGGCAGACCAATCCATGACGGCGTGCAGATATTCACGCTCTCGCTTCGTCAGATGCGTCAGCTTTGGCGTGGGACGAACATTGCGCAGGTTGTGCAGCAGCTCGTCTTTTATAGGCCACGACATCAGCCCGCCGGGGACAGACGCGTCACCCATGGAATTGATGCCTAGAGCATCATCAGGCACACTGGCGATGGCCTCGATGGCAGCATCAAGCGCCGTCTCCAACTGTGCTACGCTGGCTTCGGCTGCGGTGGCGCGGGCGACGTGGCGGCTGTAGTCTGCCCACCGAGCTGCGCAAATCTGGTCGCTGCTGCGTTTGATGCCGGCGATGTCGCTGCGGATAATGCTCAGATATAGCTCAGGATTGGCGGGGTCGCGCATGTTCGCGCGGTCCATGATATGAGCCTCAATCGTGCCGAACACGTTGTCCCACGCCTGAACCATGCTCTGGGCTTCGTCTCGCTGGCGGCGTGCATCGTCTCGCTCGAAAGCGTACTTCGACAGCAGCGTTTTGATCGCGGTCGGCAGTTCTGTCAGCATCGGCTTTGCGCCAAGGCCAGACGCCTCCCGGATTTCGGCTATGATCGCCAGCAGCCCGACGTAATCCTCTTCGGTTGCCATCTTACTCTCCCTTCTGGGTAAGGATGGCGCGGCCGGCGGGGGTCAGGCGGGTATAGGAGCCACGACGTTCTGTCCTGCACATGTGGAGGACCAAGCCCATGCGCTCAAGCCGGGCGATCATCGTTCCACCGACGCGCCCAAGGCCTTGCGGGCTTGTCCTATTGCCGCCTCGGCGCTTTTCCTCGACGCCGGGCCGCTCCATCATAGCCTGCCCTAGTTGGGACGCATAATCCCCGCGCCCTTTGTCGATGGCCTGGAGCGCAAACAACTGCGCCTTCGTCAGCTCACCCATTGCCGCCCTCCTTTGTCTCATCGGTTGAAAGCAATGCGCGGCGCCGGGCGTCCATTTCGTGGAGCGGCGCCCTTCCGAGCGCTTCGCATATCGCGTCGAAGGCCTGACGCTCAGCTCTGGTCCCATGTTCACGAGCGACTAGCGCGCTGACATACCCGTCAATCGCCTCGTGGATGCGCCCCAAGGTTTTCGGAAACCGCTTCGCTTCGCCCTCCTGTGTCTCATCGGTTGAAAGCAATGCGGGTTGCGTATCGCGGGGGGCATCTGAGGGATACACAAGAGCGCTGCGGATGCGGGCTTCGTGGCTGGCCTGCGCCTCCGCCATTGCGGCAGCAGCAGACGGGTATGGATAATCGAACGCTGGCCAGTCTATGGGGGATATTCCCCAACTTGTTCCATTGGTGGTGACGCGGTAATCCCATCGGCGGCATGAGTACTCAATGCCGTCCGTTTGCCACTCCAGCGGCTTTATCGTCACCCCTACCCCGCTCGTAGAAGGAGAGCCGGCGCTTTCCGCTGGGGGGTGGGCGAGCAGGCGTTCAATTGCGATGGCGGCGCGCTCGTGGAAGTCGGCCATGATGCGGGGCTGCGCCGCGTACTCAGACGGTGGCTTGTCGCGCCAATAGGTGGCAGACATGCGCAGCCCCTCGGCTAACTCAGCCGGCGTCTCGTAGCGGCCAAGAGCGGCCTTGAAACGCTCCTCGACCGGTTGCCATTCCGGCTCCCCGCTTTCCGCTGGTGCGGGGGAGGCGCGGAGCCTGCGCACTTCGGCTATCAGCCGGGGCACGCGGAAGTGTGCTTCGTCCGGCAGATACTCTTGGCTCCACACGTTCAACTCTTCGTCGGTCGGGCGCCCCTTCTCCGATGTGCTTGCGAGATCAGACATGTGCGCATCGCTGAACGCATTCAGCACAAGGTCGTAGGCAGCGTGAAGCTCCTTGATCGAATGAACCTTCACGGTCACGTGGTATTCGCCGGAACCGGCCGTGCTGGTGATGAACGGAGGCGACTGTTGCCAATCGATCCGCCGCTCGTCTGATACTCTCTCCGTCTGTGTGGTCATTTAAGCAGGCTCCATTTCTCGACTGGCCTTGTGGCGGTGCGCTGGGGTTCGGCGGGCCGGAAGCTGGCGCCACGCATCTTCGACGGCGGCCGGGTGAACGCCTTAGCCTGGTGCTGGCGAGCTTCAGCGCGTTGCTTGGCCTCGGCTGAGGTCTTCGGAACGTGGTGCTCATGGAGCATCAGGGTCAGGTTGCCTTCCCTGTTCTCTCCGCCGTCGATCAGCGGGATAGTGTGCTCCCGGTCGATCTTGTCGCGGTTGAGGTTCATCACCCGGCCACAGCCGCAGGCGCACAGCCCGTTCTGGCGGGCGTAGATGCGCAGAAGCACCAGCTTGCCGGGCATGCTCTCCGGCGTCTTTCCGTGCCACTCGGGAACAGCGCGCGGGCTCATGCTGCTGCAACCTCGTCCAGCCACCCGCCCTTGCGCGTCTCGGTCAACGGAATGCCGTTGGTGTCGCAATAGGCCAGCGTGTAGGTGATCAGGCTCGCCGCCCGGCGCACCGACATGAGCGCGCTGCTCTCCCGGATGTTGACGAACTCGCCTTCCAAGCCTGGAACCACCTCACTGCCTTCGGCCGTCGCGGCTGCGTGCCCGCTGATCAGCAGCACCTTCCACACTTCCGGCTTGCGAGGCTTGCCGATGAACAGGTGGCCAGACTTGGCGATGTCGCTGCAGATCGCGTGAAACATGGCGTTTTGGTCGCTCGATCGGGTCGGTTCGGAAACGGTGACGACATACCGTTCCGGCGCGGCCTCGAGCGCCAGCATGGCGTTGGCTCGCACCCGGTCGCTGACGAGGACAAAGGTTTTCTTGTCGCTCACGAGAATGCTCCCGTAGTTGCCGACATTGCCCCGGCGTACAACTCGAGCAGGTCTTCCTGCCGGTCATCGGAGAGCGCGTTGAAGCGTTCCCCATCGATGCGGATTGCGCCGCGGCGCAACAGTTCGGCGTCACGCTTACGGCGGGCTTCGATCAGAAGCTCTCGCGTCACCCGGTAAAATTCGTCGGTTGTCATGCTGCTGCCCTCACGAACCGCTCGGGAAGGTGGAAGCGAGCGAACCGCACGAAGTCCACCAAGGCACGCTCCACATCCTGCTGCATGCCCGGATATCGGTGCATGGTCAGGTTGTGGAAGTCGCGGATCAGGTAGTTCCGGGGCGCGCTCTCGATGGCGACAAAGATGTTCCACTGGAACGCATCGGCCCCGAATAGCTCGAGGTAGATGCGCCACTGGTAGCTATCGAGGTATCGATCGGCATCGAAGCGGGCGGTGAACTTGTGGTCGTAGACTTTGCGCCCATGGATGGCGTCCACCTTGCCGACGAGCGTGACGGTGGTGTCTTCTATTTCGTAGGTCGCCGTTGCCTTCATCTCGCGGATGGCCGGCAACTGGATTTCCACGTCCGTCTCGAATGAGAACGTGAACCCGTCCTGCACGAAGCCCTTGTGGTCGCCGGGCTCTGCCGTCTCGAGCGCCTTGTGCAGTGCAGACCCTGCCTCCATCGACTCTGTTGAAGGCATCAGCCGGCGCAACTGCCGGACAAGGTCGGCAAGGTCCGCCTCCTCCTCGTCGTAGAACCGGCGCAGGAGGTCAATCTCGGTGGTCGAGACGCGCAGGTCCATCAGGCGGCTTCCTTCTGGGTGGTGCCGTACTGGCCCGCCGTCTTGTCGAAGGCCAAGCCCAGATCGGTCGCTCGAGCGTTGAGCAGCGCCTTGCTGGCGGTGCCGGCGGCGCGTGCTCGGTCAAGCAGCGCGTTGATGCCTTCGGCGTCATTGACCTTGGGCAGGGCATCTCGGAACCACTGCTGTTCGGCCGCGGCTTCGCGCTGGACTTCGGTCATCTCGTTGAGGCGGTCCTTGATCTGCTGGATGACGCGGCCAAGATAGCCGTCGAACTCTGGCGCCGTGTGGTGCGGGATCTTCAGCGGCTCGAGCTGACCGGGGTTCTTGCCGAAGGAAGCATCAGACGGGGAGAACTTCAGCCAACGCTGGCCGTTCTCCATCGCAATGCGCCCCATGGCGTCGGCGGCCTTGTAGATTTCGCCCTTCGACCCGCCCTGGATGTCGAGGCGTTCGATGATCTCGTCACCGTTGCGCTGTTCGTCCATATGGGCGATCAGGACCACGTCCTTGCCGAAGCTGTTCAGCAGCTTGAGGAACTGGCCGAAGCGGTTCTTGAGTACGCCATAGCCGGGAAGGGTCAGGGCGCCGTTCTTGTGCCCCTTGGGGTCTGTGCGGATGATGTCGGCGGTGAGCGCATCGAGGGCGCGGCCGGCGGTATCCACGACAACCGTCTTGTAGGGCGCTAGATCATCCTCGGTGAGGCTAGTGACCTCGCTCCACGCATTGACCCGCACGGTGTCCTTGCGGTTGGCTGCACGGTGCGCGCCGTTGTCGAAATCGAGCAGCAGCGGCGCGTCGGCGGTGAAGGCGAGCGAGGTCTTGCCAATCCCCGGCGGGGCGTAGATAACGACGTTCAGGCGCTCCACCGGGATAGGGTCAGAGGCTCTGGTGATCTTGAGCGGCATGTGCTTTCTCCATGTAAGCGAGGACGCTATCGGCCTCTCGTTGAGCGACAGCGAGGTTCCACTTTGCGGAGCGCCAGCAGCGTTCCGCTTCCTTGGTGCAGTGGCGGTATCCGGGTAGGTCGCCGCGTACTTCAGCCTCTCGAGCCCATGCCCGATAGGCGTGAGAGGTCCGGCGCATCGTGACCGCTAGGCTGGCGAAGGCATCGCGTTCCGCCTTGTGGTCGCGGGTGACAAATGGCGCGCTCACGACTTCGCTCCGGTCTGTGCGTTGGCGTTAGAGGGAGGGGTGGCAACGGTCATGGCGTGCCTCCAAGTTCCTCGATCTGGGTGTCGAGATCGCGCATCTGCTGTTCCAAATGATCGCTTACCGTGCGCTGCAGCAGGATCGCGAGTTCACCCACACCTCCAACCGCTTCGCGCAGGTTTGATCTCGTACCGGTGCCTTTGAATGCATCATCGACTACGCCTATCCAGAAGTTCTTATTCGCCGTTTCCTTGACGTGTTGCAGGCGCTCTCTGGCGTCGTACAATTTCGCAAGGGCTTTGATGGTGTATTGGTCAATGCTCATTTCGCCTTGTCCTTGTACGTTGGTAGGTCGATAGTCCGTGTCACGCGCTGTAGGGCTTCCACGGCCACGAGCAGGCGCTTGGCGGCCTTGCTGGCAACTTCTGCCTGTTCGGATGGGGTGAGGGGGTAGGGCGTCATGCAGCCAACTCCAGCCATTCGATGAGGTCGAGTTGCACCGGGGCCTTGGGGCTAGAAACGATGCTGGCGATCCGGTCAGAGAACTGCTTGGCCTCTACCCATGAGTTTGGGTTGCGGCCCTGCTTCCGAGCTGCGAATGACCAACCCATGCTGTCGGCGGTGGCGAGAAAACTCCGAACGGTGGAATTCAGCAGTGAAGTCACCTTCACCCCGAACCCATGCAACCGGAGGTCGGGCCGCACCTTGGCGATTGCCTTCAGGACTGCGGCGATAAGCTCCGGGGAGCCGTTGCGCTTGCACACGGACCCGACGCCGACCCACATGTTTCTGACGAGGCGGTTGCCGTAGGCGGCGACATGCGCCACATAATCGGAGGGGGAATATCCTTGTAGGACTGGTAGGATAGGAAATGGGCAATTGCCCTCGAAACGGTCGTCCAGAGCTTGCTTGAGGGCATCGTATCTCTCGATTGTCAGGCGCTGATGGTCGGCAACGGTCAAGCCAGTTTTGGCGAGCATGAAGGCCTCACACATGTAATCCTGTGCGACGGCAGCATCGATCTGCACGACGCCTTCGCGGTACAGTCGCTCTAGTTCAGCAGCGTATTCATCGACTTCATGGCGATAGGCGCCGTACAGGTTAAGTTCGGTGAAGGCGCCGCTGTCCACGAGCACGCGAACGCCTGGGATCGGCTTTTTGCGTCCGCGCAGCCGGTTGATGCTGATGCATGCGCGGTCGAAGCGGTGCGCGTCTGCCGGCTGATGCAGTCCGACGTAAAACCTAACGTCGTTCATTTCGCACCTATATAGCTATGAGGATCAGGGCGACGACGAACTCACCGGCAAGGAACAGGCCGAAGTCGCGTCCGGCGTTCGTGGTGAAAAGGCGGGAGAGCATCAGGTGGCCTCCGCTTTCGCGATGGCGCGCTTGGCGCAATACAGCGCTGCCCACGTTTCAGACGACGCCTCTTCCGAATGGTCCTTGGCGAAAGCCTCGAAATGCTCCACCATGCGCTGCAGCTCGCTGAGCAATTCAGGGGCCGCAGCGATCAGACGAGCGTTGGCATTCGAGCTATCGCCATACCGTTGTGCGATGCACTGCCCTCCGCCGCCGGCCTTGTCCTGAACCGTCCAGTCACCACTCGGATGCGGGCCAACAACAAACCACGGCCCCGGCGTGTGTTCCTTGCTCATGCTGCTACCTCCAGTTCGATGGCTTCGTCAGCCTCGGGGAAGAAGAACTCTGTGCACTCGGTCCAGTCCTCACCGTTGCCGTAGTCGAACCAGATCGACCCGACCTCGGGAGTGAACTCAGGGTGAGCCTCGATCCACTTCGCAACGTCCGCACTGTCGTGCCCGATAAGGCCGTGGCGGTCGGCGTGGAAATAGCCCCATTTGTCGTAGTGGCTGACGTGAGGCATCACACCGCCCCCGCCAGTTCGGCTTCCATGCGGTTGGCATAGACGCGGTTGAGGTAGATGGTGGCGCAGTGTGCGAGGCTGTCCCCATTGCGGAGCGCCCGGCGCTCGTCACGGTCAGCCTCCTTGCGGAGCCGCAAGATCTCGCGGGCCATCCACTGACGCTCGCCTGCCGGGATGCTGGTGGTCTGGCTGGTCTGGGTTGCCATAGCGGCCTCCTGTGGGGTGAGTGCGGCTCAGTACCGACTGGCCGAGTAGAACAGCGCGCCGAACACGCCGAACACGAGCAACACGATGCTGGTGCCGACGATGGCCATCGCCCAATCGCCAGAGCCCCAAGCCACATAGGCCTGCGCCCCGGAACACACGTTGCGGATGAGCGTGCCGCCAATATCGTTGGCGCGTGCAATGCACTCGGTCGAATTGAGGTTGAGGTTCTGTGTGCCGTCCATTTTTGTCCGATCCCCTGCGCCAGAGCGGCGCTTGCTGATAACCCACTATGGATTTTCCATAACAGGCTGTCAACAACGATTATGGGAAATCCATACGACCAAAACGTGATTATGCGACGGCTAGATGACAGCCCGGAATCAGCCGGCTTTTGGTGGGGTGGGGCGCGGAGCCCATCCGCCGACGACAAACCCCTTGGCCACGACCTCGGTGTCTGAGCCGAGAGACAGCAGCGGGATCGGTTGGTGTTTTGGGTTTGAGCTGTGGGGCACCAGGTACATGGCGCCCTTACGTCGTTCGGTCCATTTGAGCGTGTTCTCTACGAGCTGCCCGCCCGCTCTATGACGCTCTACGTGTAACAGCATTCCCTCTGCCAGCGCATATCCACTGTCGGCAAAGTCCACGCACGTCACGATGCTGCCATCGGGGTAATCTTGGTCGATGGAATCCCCGACAACCTGCAATGCGTATTGCTTCGCATGTGGATAGCGCGGGTCTCTAACGACCGGCACCATCGGATAACTCGTCCCCTCAGGCAAGTCGGCCACTTCTAGCCAATGCCCTGCTTGGACAATACCAAGTAACGGCAATCCTGCAACGTCAATTTCGTATGGGATTGCACCGACCATGTTCGGGTCAGCATTGCCGAAAAGAAGCCATTCGGCTGTGGTCTTGAATTTCCTAGCGTATTGCTCCGCCACCGTCTGGCGTAGCCCGCTGGTGCCGTTTTCGTGAGCGTAATAGGTCGGCGGCTTCACCCCGAGCGCACGTGCGGCGTCTGCGGCGGTTTCGTAACCGGCCTTCTTCCTGGCTTCTATGAGGCGTTCGCTAATATCAGACATCGTCGGAGAGATTGTCATGGTAGCCTATGGAAATCCCATTGACAGTGCTCTATGGAAAATCCATAACAGACGGATGCAAGACCATTTCGACATCGCAACCATCCGGGAAACGCTGGGGCTTACCCAGACCGCTCTAGCCGATAAAATCGGCGTAGCGCAGGGCGACGTTTCAAATTGGGAAAACCGCAAGCACAAGCCATCGCGGGCAGCTCGGGCGACTATCGAGCGGCTGCTGGCGGAGCACCAACAGGGGCGCGCAGCATGAGCAAGAAGCCGTTGATACTCGACGCTATTCATGCCGGGCGGACCAAGGAAGATATCGCCGCCGAACTCGGCGTGACCGAGGGGTACGTTCGCCTTGTCGCGTGGGAAAACGGCATGAAAGCCCACTCGCGCCGGAAGGAACGAACCGCAGCACTTAAGCAGGCAATCCGAGCCGGATACGCCGCCAATAAGCCTCCGAAGGATATTGGGGAGGCATTCGGCGTCTCTGCGATTGAGGTGAGGGTTTACGCCTGCAAGATGGGCCTAACCGAGGGGCGCCGCGACACCGGCATCCACCGTCGTGGCTACATCGTCCCGGTTGGCCTGATGCCCCGGTACAAAGAGCTTCGGCGGCTCGGCCTGACATTCGCAGAATGCGGATACGAGCTAGGCCTGCTTGAGCGGCCCTCCAAGAGGCTCGCAGCATGACCCGCGACCCCCGCTGGCCCTTCCCATACGGCCTACTGCTCGCAGCCTTTGTGAGCGCTGTTCTGTGGCTCTGCATCATCTCTGCCGGTGCCTGGGCTCTGTCTCTGGCCATGAACATCATGGGGGCGAAATGAGCGACACCGACAGCGACAGCGTGGCTCAGGACCAAATCCGCGCCTTCGTCAACCGCATCCTGCGGCTGAAGGAAGAGGCTGCGAACATCAAGGGCGACATCCGCGAAGTCTATGCGGAGGCCAAGGGCAATGGGTTCGACAAGACCGTCCTCGGCAAGGTCGTCGGCTACGTTGAGAAGCGCGCCAAGGGTGCGAACGACCTGCTCGAGGCTGAAGCCCTCTTTGACCTCTACCTCAGCGCTTACGACGGCGCCTCTCACACGCATGCACGTGAGGGCGACGAATGAACCAACACCAGTTTGCTCCTGCGGTCCCCTCCCTGCAGTCGAGCGATAGGCGTCCGGGCGGTTCCTCCCCCGGCCCGGACGCCACCCTCATTATCAACGACCAGATGGCAGTACGCAGCCGGGGATGGGGCGTCCCTCGTCGTCATCGCTGCGTACTCCCACCTGCTCGTTGGCAGGGCCGCATCCATGTGGGTGCGGTTGGCGAAGTCATGTTTGGATGTTCCAGGCTCCTTCGTCTGTTGACTGACCTCCCTGAAACTAGCCGGGGCGTCGGCCTCGGCGCTTTTAGCCAATTTGCAGGCATCGGAGAGCGTTCCACCGCCCTCCACGCCACCGAGCATTCCAGCCTCAAGAGCCATTTCAAGCGCGTCTCCGAGGCTAATCCAGGCCATTTCCAAGTCTCCCGTCTGAACGCCCCAAACTTAGATCGAGGCGGACATGACGAAATCCACGAAACCCCTACATTTGGTGCAACCCATGACCGTTGAGGCAGCATCCGACTATGCCTCACGCTTGCTAGAATTTGAGCAGCGTGGTTCCGACACAGAGAGCGCGCTTTCCCGTTTGGAGAAGCGCTACGGGTTCAGCCCGAACCAGATCATTCACCTCCGCTCCGGTCGCGCCAAGTCGTGCGACGTTGGCTTGTTCGCCCGGCTCAGAGACGCTTACCTTGACCTGTGCGAGCGGCAGGTCGCGAAGCTCCAGCACGAAATCGCAATCACAAAGGCCACTAGCGATGACACTATTGAGGATCTTGTGGCTGAGGCTGATGCACTCGCTGCAAAGATTCAGGCGAAAAAAGCGGGGCTGAGACTCGCTGCCTCCAACGGGAGGCGCAGATGAGCCGCTGGCGGAGGACGGCTGACGTAGCGCCGACGCTCATTGAGAAGCACTACCTTGGCCCGATCAAGCGCGGCGATGGCTGGGCTAATGAGCATGGCGTCATATGCATTGCTAAGCCGACCTCCCGCCGCCTCCCTCTGACTTGGCTGGAACTCACCCGCTGGTGCATCACCAGCGACGAAAAGAACGCCGGCAGCCGCATGTGGTCCGCCTTCGCGCGTGACCTTCGCGAGCGCTTCCCGGCCGTCACCACCATCGTCAGCTATTCCGACCCATCTGTTGGGCACACAGGGGCACTCTACCGAGCCTGCAACTGGTGGTGGGCTCCGACATGGCACCGCCTTCGCCCGCCTCCCAGCGGCAACGGCAATTGGGCTAGTGGGCAACAGTCCGTCAAGGACCGGTGGGTGTTCGCGCTGAAGCGTGACGCTGCCCGACCTGCCTTGCTCGTAGCGCGCGATAGCGCCGTCCTGAAGGCAAAGCCTTGGGCCGAGTATCGTGAGCCTGGTGGGGCCGACTTTGCCAGCTTCCGCGCAACTCAAGCGCCTGAGCTTCGGAGGGCAGCGTGACATTCGAAATCATCGAGGCGGCAACCCGCGTTGCCTACAACGCTCTGCACCACCCCGGCGCATGGGACAACCCCGGGACGCTTCCCGACGAGATTGATCGGGACGGGTGGCGCAGCGCCATTTCCAAGGCGATGGACGCGGTTCAGTTCGAGCTGGGCTGCACGGTTCGGCGTCCAGCCCCATCCCCTGACGGCAACGACTGAAACAAGAGGAAGAGAGAAGATGGCGAGGGAGTTCTACATTGTAAGCGTCGTCCACACCGAACGGCGTCATTCGTACGTGACGTTCTGGCGGCCGAAAAACTCGGGCTACTGCTGGCCCCTGTCGTGGGCAGGCCGCTATGACGAAGCCACTGTTCGGGGTGCGCTCAGCTACTACAACGACGGCGAAAACAACATCGCCGTAGATGCTGCAACCGTTGACAACCTAGCACAAAAGCCGGCCACGGGGAAGATTGACGGCGATGCCGGCCCCGTTGTGGCGAACAACGCCGCGACGTGGCGCGTGCTGCTGCAGTCGATGATTGAGCCGCCGGTTTCCGAGGTTTCTCCGCAGTATCGCGGAAGCCGGAGGGCAGCATGAACTTCCCGTTCTTTCGCCTCAAGCCTGATCAGATCGATGTGATCGCCGGCCTTCGCGACCAGATCATCGAACTCGGCACGCATGTCCGGTTCCTAGAGGCCGACAAGCCAGTTCCCCAGCCAAGGGATGACGCCGGCCGCTACGTCAGCAAGGTTGAGATCACCCGCCAGCGTCTCGCTCGGTGCGTCTCTCGCCTTACCCCTGAAGAAGCTCAATCCGCCCGTATGCGGGGAGGGAGGCGCGCATGACCGACACTCTCGACATGTTCGCCGCGGCTGGCGAAACGCTGAACGAAATGGCCAACGGCCCGCACATTGGTGGCCACGCCGGCATCACCGAGGCCCTGATGCGCCGGCTCTGCGAAAAGGGCTTGCCGCTCGCCCATCTCGCCGACCGCCGGATGATGAAGCGGTCGCTGTCTACGCTCCAGGCTCACGCCCGCGAATATGGGCTGGCGTTCCCTGACTACGTCCCGATGGAACTGCGCAAGCGGATCGCCCTGATCCAGATGGGGGACTTCTTCGAGGTCATCGGCGAAGACGCTCCGAAGGTAGCAGAAACGCTCGGCATTGTCGTCACCAAACGCGATGGCAAGCCCATGTGCGGCGTGCCGGCTCACGTCCTAGATGACTACGTGGAGAAGCTAAAGGCGGCCTTCTACGTGGTCAAAATCGTCCGCGCGAAGAAGAAGCGCAAGGCGGCCGCCCATGCGTAACGCCATCACAACCAAGGACGTGCTGTACGCCCTCCAATACCTCAACGACCGGCTCGTGATGCATCCGGGCGGCAAGTGGCGCCTGCAATCAGGCCATCCAGTGCCGCCACGTGTTGCTGACGAGGCAAAGTCTCACGGCGGCGTCATCGGCATCCCAGATCATAGCGGGCTGGCTGTCTACGGCTGGGCTCGCGCCGCCTAACCCCAGGAGCAGGATATGACACAACCCCCCAAGCTAGATCGCAAGGCGGTCGCCGAAAACCTGACGCCTCGCACGTCGATGACGCCTGAACTCTACAACGAGGCATGCCGGCTGATGTCGCTCGGCTACTCGCCGCGGCACGCTGCCTACATCGTCAACATCCAGGTTTCGCAGCTCGCCTGTTTCATCACAGGGCAGGGCGACGCGGACGGGATTGAAACCCTCGAGCTCGAATGCCGGATCACCCGCAACAAGCGGATCAAGGCGAACATCGAAGCCTATCCGAGCATGCGCCTGTGGCCTGAGCAAGAGGTGGCAGCGTGAGCGTCGATTTCCTGCCGAACACTGCCAGCGAGACACAGCGGGCTCTGGCCAAGGCGCACATGGAGCGTCGGGCTAGGCTGTATAACGCGCCTGCGCCGGCTGTGGTTGCCGTAGCTCAACCGCCGCGCAAGCTGGTTGTCGTCGCGCCAGTCTCGCCTCCGCCTCCTGTGGTGGCGCCTGTGGGTGTTGTTTCAGCGCCGCCGCCGGCCGCGCCTGTCGCGCCAGATGCTGGCAACTGGACTGGTGACGAAGTCACTCAGCTCGACGTGCTCTGGAACGTGGAAGGCAAGACCGCCAGCGAGTGCGCCAAGGTACTCGGCAAGACGCGGAATGCCGTCATCGGCAAAGTCCACCGTCTAAAATTCAGCAAGCGCATGACCAAGAAACAGAAGTCGGTCGGCTGGTCGGCAGCAGCTCGCGAAGCGGCGCGTGACAGGCGAGCTGCAGTGATGAAGGCCAAGCGAGCCGCCGACGATCTCCCGAGGATGGTGTTCCGAAACAACGGCACCGCCGTCAAGGTCGCGCCGCCAATCGGCGCAAGCGACAAAGACCTGGTGGCTCAATGGCTGGCCAGAAACGGCGGCCCTCGAAAATTCGAAAGCGGGGCTACTGGCGATCCCGGCATGATCGCCTTGTGGCTGCGGTCTCGAGGATTTCAGACGAGTTACAAACAAGGGGCCGGCGGTGGCGTGGTCAAGGTCATCTACCCCGATGGCAGGCGGGCAGCGCTGACGCTCAAGAAGCTCACCGACCTAGCGGACTCAATACGGGTTCTGGAGGGGCTGACCCCGCTGGGGCAGCAGAACGCCACACTGGTTAAGGAAGGGTTAATGCAGGCCGCCTAGGTTATCCACAGTTTGAACAGTTATCACAGGGCAATCCACAGATATGGCCTTGCGAGCGTTGAGTTCCTAAGCGTTCCGCCGCGAACAGCGGTAATATCTGACCATCAGATTTGGGCTTATCCACAGCATGATCGACCTGAAGGCAACCATAGACGAAATGCGCCAACGCGGGCTTGATGACTCGACAATTGTCGATGCGCTCGCCTGCGTTCGCGAGGTCGCCGCGGTTGTTGTCCCGGCTCGGTCGGCAGCCGCAGAGCGTCAGCAGCGTTACAGGGAGCGTAACAAAGCGTCACAAATCGTCACAAGTGACGCTTCGCCTTCCCTTCCAAGCAAAGAAGGTCCCCAGACCCCTAAAGAAACTCAACCAACCCTACCCACCACCCACAAAGAAAAGACCCCTAAAGGGGTCCAAAAGAAAGCCTCCCGCCTCCCAGCGGATTGGGTTCTGCCGGAAGGCTGGGGCAGGGATGCCGTCGAAGCTGGTTTGCCTGCGAACCGTATCGACCTGGAGGCGTCGAAGATGCGGGATTGGTCCCTGTCGTCGCCGAACGGGGCAAAGACCGACTGGCATGCCGCATGGCGGAACTGGTGCCGGGAGGCTGCAGCGCGAATGCCCCAGGCTCGGGGGTCACCGCCCCGAGCCCTCGACAGCCTGATCGACACCCTGTCAACCAGCATGGACTTCGCAGATGAGCACTCCCCAGCAAACTTTGAAGGATATCAAACGGCTCCTCGCCTCATTTCCGCCCGTTAACGGCGACCCGGCACTGGTGCTGCACAACTACCTCACGGCGGTCTCTGGCTTCGCCACGGACTTCCTAACCGATGGGGTAGATCTGATAATCCGCGGCGAGCTGCCCGGCCATGATGGGCGCTTCGCCCCGACGCCGCCGATGCTGGCGACAGCGTGTCGACTAGCGGCTGAGAAGAACGCTCGCCAGCGCTACCTTGCCGGCCTCGGTGCGCCGCAGCTTATGGCGCCGACCATCGAAAAGACCGACGAGCAGCGCCAGCGCGTTCGGGAGAAGGCTAAGTACGCAGCGCAGACCATCGGCGCGGTGAACCTGGACACGACAGAAGCAGAGATGGCCGCCAGCAAGGAACGCTGGGCTCGTGTCAATGCCCACTTTGACCCCCCGCAGGATGCCGACAGTCTGACCGACCGGCTCAGCCTCAAACGTGACCGCCGGGGCTTCGACATCGGAAGCCCGGAGTCGGAGGAGAACGCAGCTTGACCCACCTTAGCCAATCCAGCCGGGGCTACGACATAGGGGCGCCGGAAGCAGCAGAGGAAAACGCAGCATGAGCGAAATCCCCATCTTCGTATTCGGAAGCAATCTGGCGGGCCGTCATGGCGCTGGCGCAGCTCTGTGGGCTCGTGAGAATCGTGGTGCTCGGTATGGCATAGGTGTTGGGCACCAAGGCGACAGCTACGCTATTCCGACTAAGGACGAGCGGCTGAAAACGCTGCCGCTGCATCGTATCGGGCCATACGTAACGGGGTTCCTCGTCTACGCCGAGAAACATCCTGAGCTCCGATTTGAGCTTACTCCAATCGGCTGCGGCCTCGCTGGCTACAGGCCGTGGCAGATAGCGCCGATGTTCGCTGGAGCGCCGGCCAACGTCGTGCTGCCGAAAGAGTTCGCGTCAGTCCTGTCTCCCCAACCCTTATCGGAAGAGGTGAAGTAATGACCGATAGCGCTTTTGAAGCCTGGTACAGCGAACGTGAGGGTTTCTCACTTCGCGCTGAACGACTGACGGGGCCGAAGGATGAACTACAGGCGGCGTTCGAGGCGGGCGTAGCTGCTGCCATGGAGGCGGCGAAGCAACCTATTGAAACCGCCCCGAGGGATGGGACTCGGGTACTCGTCTGGCGTCGAACGGGAATGACGAGGCCAGTCAGCGAGAACCCGGTAGTCGCGCGGTGGCGGGGAAAATATTGGTCGTGGCTAGGGGGCGGAAGCGCACAGGACAAAAACTTGCTGTACTGGCACCCGCTCCCCGAAGCCATCTCCCCCTCCCTCAAGGAACAGGAACGGACATGAGCGATTGGGCCAATGAACTAGACCGAGAGCGCTTCCATAACGCAGTGCTTTTCTGCGCGCTCTTCACGCTTGTCGATGCCATCGAGCAAAACAGCGGCGCCGAACCGTCTAAAAGCGCCTACGACATGGCGCTCGATGCGGCGAAGGAAGTGTGCTGCTACGGACGATCCGCCCCCTCCACCCCCGATACCTTGGGAGAAACGAAGCCATGAGCGACCTGATCAGAAACTATCTGCCGTGGGTGATGTCGGCGGTGACAATTTACACCATGTTCGCAGCCGGCGAGCTGAAGAAGCATACTTGGCTCGTGGGCCTGTGCAACCAAGTTCTGTGGGCCACATGGATCATCACGACGGCGTCGTGGGGCCTGTTGCCGATGACGTTGGCCATCACCTTCGTCTATGCGCGAAACCATTTCAAGTGGGCAAAGAAGGCAACCCCCTAACCCATTAACCCAGCATACCACCTTCCAACTACGGGGCATCCACAGTGGCACGCAAGAGAACACCAGGCGTAAAGCGGACGGCAAGCGGGCGTAAATCCAGGGCCGCCGACGCCTACACGGAAAACCTCGAGCCCATCCTGACCCGCATGCGGCTATTCGGCCTCAGTGAGAAGGATGCACGCGACCAGAAGGCTTCCACCTTCATCGGCCGGCTGCAGCTGACCAAGGCCATAAGCCAGATCCAGTACGACGCGGCTCAGGAATACCTGCAGGTCTACGAAGCGTTCCAGCGTGCCGTCAAAAGCCCTGACGCGCTTCGCAGCTCGAGCGGTGGCGGCGACCAAGGCGAAAGCCCGACCTATGAAGGCTGGTGCCGCAATGCCATCAAGAAATACGACCTTGCCCAAAAGGCGGTGATGGCCGACCAGTGCCTATACGACAACCGCGGACGTAATCTGTTTGCAGGACTCGACTACATCGTGTGCCGCGGCGAAGTGCATTGGCATCTTGTCGGGGATTGCCGGCTGGCGCTCAACGCCCTTGCGCATCATTTCAGTGGGAGCAAGCGCAGACAGGTTGACAGCGCAAACCAAATCGCGGCATAAGGCGTTAATGCGACGTTGAGACTTACGTCTCCGTCGCGTTACTCCCCACAACATAGGCAGGTAAGCGATGCCAGCGATTTACGCGCTTTGCGACCCTGATGGGGCGGTCAGATACATCGGCAAGGCAAACAACCCGTCTAAGCGGTTCGGCCAGCACGTTCGCGAAGCTCACAAGGGGCTGACGCCAAAGGACGAGTGGATCACCGCTTTGTGCCGAGAAAACTGTTCCCCGTTGATGACGATCCTCGTGCGGGACAGCGAGGATTGGGAATGTGATGAGCGCCGGCTGATAGCCGAGCATCGCGCGTCTGGTGCGCAACTTCTGAACGTCGCTGATGGAGGCTTGGCGCCTTATCAGTCTAAGCCTCGCCCCCGCGGCGCATATTTCAAGATGATGCATCGGTTCCAGAGCTTCATCAATGCGGGCGCAACGCAGTTCATCGGCATACGAGACGCCCACAAAGCGCAGCGCAAGGAAGCGTTGAAAAAGGTATGCGCCGCCGATTACGACGCGTGGCTCAACGAGATTTTCGAAGGCCAACTCTGACATGGCTGCCCCTCCCGGCAACCAGTTTTGGTTGCAGCGCAGTTCGCATGGCCGCAAGCCGAAGTTCGAAAGCGCTGAAGACCTGTGGGATGCCTGCTGCCAGTATTTTCAGTGGGTAGAGGACAATCCGCTGTACGAAGACGGGCTAGTCACATTCCAGGGCACGGCCAAGCATGAACCGCTGGCCAAGATGCGTGCAATGACAGTTACTGGGCTGTGCATCTTCCTCGATATATCGCGCCAAACGTGGGACGAGTACCGCGACCGGGAAGGTTTTGGTGACATCACTTCACGAGCGGATGACATCATCCGCACGCAGAAGTTTGAAGGTGCCTCAGCGGGGCTGCTGAACCCGAACATCATCGCCCGTGATCTAGGGCTATCCGAGAAGCAGGAGTTGACCGGCAAGGATGGCAACCCCATCGGGCACCGCGTCGAGCTGGTCATAGTTGACCCTGAGACTTGAAGTCCCGCGCAAGCTGAAGCCTCTACTGCAGCGGGCTCGCTACAAGGGGGCATACGGCGGGCGAGGCGGGGCCAAGTCGCACTTCTTCGCAGAGCAGATCATCCTGCGCTGCTTCCTCGGCCCGACCCGAGCCGTCTGTATTCGTGAGATCCAGAACTCGATCAAGGACTCGGTCAAACAGCTACTGGCAGACAAGATCGCCAAGCTGGGGCTGCAGTCTGAATTTGACGTGCTCGAGGCCGAAATCCGCGGGCCTAACGGTTCGATCATCATCTTCAAGGGCATGCAGTCCTACAACGCCGCGAACATCAAATCGCTCGAGGCGTATGACATAGCTTGGGTTGAGGAAGCGCAGACCCTGTCGCAAGCCTCGCTGGACATGCTGCGGCCGACCCTTCGCAAGCCCGGCTCTGAGTTGTGGTTCTCATGGAACCCGCGGTACAAGACTGACCCGGTAGACCAATTCTTTCGCAAGCGCCCGCCTGAGAACAGCATCACGGTATCGATCAATTGGTCGGATAACCCGTGGTTCAAGGACACGCCGCTCTATCAGGACATGCTGGACGACTTTGCGGCCGACCCTGACAAAGCGGAGCACGTCTGGAACGGTGCGTATGGTGCTGGGCTTGGTGCCATCCTCGCCAAGTGGGTCAACAAGGCCGACCGCGAGGGCCGCATCAACCATGACGTGCTGTTCGATCCTGAGGGCACAGACGTTGAGTTCTCGGCGGATATCGGGTTTCACGACACTGCGTCGTGGTGGCTATGGCAGCGCCAGCTTGGCGGCTTTTCCGTGCTCGGCTACATTGGTGCATCCGGCATGGACGCTGACGACTGGGCGCCAGAGCTGCAGGCAAAGCTTACGGAATGGGGTATTCCCCATAATCGACTAGGCCGCATATGGCTTCCGCCTGACGCAAGGGCCAAGACGTTCCAGTCCAAGTATTCCACGGTCGAGCGCTTCATCGGCAAGTTCGGCGCCGGCAAGATCGGCATGGTAGCGCCGTCGAAGAAGTCCGACCAGATCAGCGCTGCACGCGAGGTCATCGATCGGTGCGCCTTCCATAAGGACCGGTGCGAGGCTGGGCTAGATGGCTTAGGCGCCTGGGAATTCGAGTGGAATGAGGACAACAACGTCTTCTCTCGTGAGCCCCTGCACAACTGGGCCAGCCATCCCGGCGACGGGTTTGCCTACGGGTGCCAGCGCATGAAGGAAGCGCCCCCGCCCAAAGAGAGCGACAAGCCCCGGCATCTCGAGGTCGGGCCGGGCAACACGTTCACGCTTGAGGACGCATGGGCCACGCGGGCTCAGCCGGCGGGTCGCATCTAGAACAGACTTGCTCAAACAGCGGCCTATCAGCCGGTGATGTCTGCCTGTTTGCCGGGTTGGATAGAAATGATTTTGCGCCAGTGGGGTGCCAATGCCTAACGCAACGCTGACCGACAGCAATTCCATCGAGTACGATGCGAGCTTCCCGTTCCCGGTCACGCCGGTTGGAAGCGGGCCAGGTGGGAGCACCCAGGTCGAGATCGTAGACGCCTCTGGCGTTCCTCTGACCTACAACGCCAATGGTCAGGCGACTATGGCGAATAGCTCGCCAGTGGTCATTGCGAGCGACCAGACGGCTGTGGCGTCCAACATCACTCAAACTGGCGGCAATCCGCTAGCGGCCGATGATGCCGCCGCTGGCACTACAGTGCCACTTCCGCTTGGTGGTATCGTCAATACGACCTACCCCACATATTCCAACCTTGATCGCGCTCAAGCACAGTTCGGCACGGGCGGTGAGCTGGTGTCGTCTCCCCGCGCCGCGAGCGCAGCTTTTACCGATGGCTTTAGCAATACCGCCAGTCAAATGCTGGGGATTACGACGGCTGCGGCCACGGCCTCCGTATCCATGAGGGTGATGCCCTTTGGTTTCAATGGCACAACATGGGACCGGATGCGCCTCGCGGGCTCTCAGCTTGGGCTGCTGGTCGAGCAAGGGCCATTTTTGCGGGGTAGGGCAGTTGCAGACTCGCAAATTAAGGGGGCTGCCGGCTTCATCCATACCGTCTCGATTGCTCCCGTGACGGCCACGCCGACTGCTGGTCTGCTGACGATCTACGACAGCACTGCCGAAAGCGGCACAGTGGTTTATGCTGAGTGGATTTTCGCAACTACGCCGGGCCATACCGTCACCCTCGACATTCCGTGCTCGACTGGCATTTACGTCGGTTTCGACGGGACGCTGGCCAATGTCCAGGTGACCGTGGCGTACCGCTGATGGTCGGCACATTTCTGCAATTGCGTGTATCTCCTTCTGCGGTGGAGGATGACTTTCGCCGGGCGAATGGCGCCATCGGCTACGCGCCGACAAGGCAGCAGTGGATACAAGTGCCGACTTCCATCGGCCCGCAGGTTGTTCTCGCCACTATCAGCGACAATACGCTGGTCGCGCCATCAAGCGGCATTGCGACAACCGCAGCTTACAGCGGGGTCACGCTGCCCTCTCCAGTTCGGGTATTCCAGACAACGGCGGCATGGAGTGATGGCGACAATACCGGCGCGTTAGGCATGATTACCAACCCGCACGGGTTGACTAAAATAACCGACATCACATCAGGCTCGCTGCATGTGGTCATCACCCCGACGAAGATGGACATCGGGATCTATGCGGGGGGTCTGGGCGTGCTCCGCAGCGTGACATTCGCTTCGCCGATGCTGAAGGACGGAACACAGTACACCAATCGTTACACGGTGGATGAAGACACGTTCAGCTATCGCATGTGGGACGGGACGGTTGGCTCCATCAGCGACCCGCTCATCGGCACGTACAACGGCCAGTTTGCGACCATTGAGCATTTCCGAACGACGCTGACTGGCACATTGCCAATTTTCACCGACATGCGTGCGTCAACGATAGCTGAGAACGTGTGACTGCTCTGCAGCCCGGCGGGCTGGCCTACCGCCGCATGACCTCGCGCTCCTAGCGCTGGAGACACAATGCTAAACCCCTTCACTCCCAACAGCACGGTATCTCGCACCGTCACCGGCACGACCGCGAACGTCGCCCTCCCATCCACACAGGGCAACCAGGTGATGGTGACGAGCGCGTCTGGCAACTCCATCGCGTTCATCAAGTTCGGCAGCTCGTCGGTGACTGCTGCGGTAACCGACACGCCGATCCTTCCCGGCACGGTGCAGGTGTTCACGGTGCAGGACAGCATGACGACGGTCGCGGCCATCGGCACCACGGGGACGACGCTCTACTTCACCTCGGGCGACGGCCAGTAAATGCTGCGCCGCACGTCTGGGAACAGGCTCAGGGCTTGGGTGGGCGGCCCGTTCACGCCGTCGTCTTTAGGCGCATCACTGCTTGCATGGTGGAACGCCGATAGGGCAGACCTCATTACCCTATCCGGCGCGCAGGTCACGTCATGGAAAGACGTGGTTGCGGCTTACGACCTCGTGCAGGCAGTCGGCGGGGCGCGCCCTCTGTATTCCGACACGAGCTTCAATGGGCACCCCGGAGTTACGGCGGACGGCACTGACGACGAGCTTACCCTCGCCAGCGTGATCCTTTCCGGGGCCACAGCGCATGAGATTTGGGCGACTGTCAGGCAGGACGCATTGGCCGCCAATACAACGTTCCGAGCGGTCTTTTCGTTTGGTGGGACCACGGGGAACACCTCTAACCAACTACTGCGGTGGGTATCTGGGGGGCAGAACTCGATCCTATGGCAGATCGGCCAGGGAGCCTCTACAGCCCAGCCGATCCAGACAACTACAGACTTGTCGGGTTACCGTTACATCCGGGGGCAAAGCGGCGCGACCGGCATTGTAGGGGTCGATGGCGTTGATGGAAGTTCTGTCGCTTCGTCGCAAAACATCTCAACCACACGGACCCGAATGTTCGCCAATACCGCTAACACCGCTGGCAACTTTGGGCAGTGCGCCAATCGGGATGTGGTGATTACGGCGCCCCTTACTGCGGGGCAGGCAACTCAAATGGCCGCATGGGCGGCAGGAAGGCTCGTCTGATGCCAAACCGGTTCGTCATTTTCCCCGTCGATAAGCTCACTGCCGCCGAAGCCTACAAAGCGTGGGGCGATGCGCAGTTCCAGGCGCTCTCCGGCGAGGTGGGCGGTATCCTCGGGCTGCTCAATACCGATGCCTTCGGCCAGCATGTAACGGTCTATTTCGGCCCTCCGTTCGTATGGATGGAGGAAGTGCCGGAGCCTGTGGGCGGACCAGCCATGCGCGCCGATGGTGTGTTGCATGACGACTGGGTCAGGCCCCCCGAGGAATGAGCCTAGACGAAGCGGCTAAGTACCTCGGCATTCCACCCGGCATGCTGCACTCGCTGGCATGGGCCAACTCGGTAAAGACCGAGCAGCCGAAGAACTACTGGCATCCGACCTTCGCCAAGGCTGACCTTGACGAATGGCTCCGCGACGTAAAGCGGAAAGGCTGAACCACCTCATGGCCGAAGAAATGCCCAACCTGCAGCAAGTGCGGGAACGAGAGACCTTTGCCCGGTGGAAGGCAGAGATCGACTTCGCGCAGAAGGACGACAAGTACGTCGCCTGGCTGCACCGTTGCCAGAAGATCGTGCAGCGCTACCGGGACGAACGGCCGAACCCGCAGGACACGGCCAAGCGCCGGATGAACATCCTGTGGTCCAACGTGCAGACGCTGATGCCGGCGATTTACGGCAAGATGCCCAAGCCGATTGTTGAGCGCCGGTTCATGGACCGCGACCCCGCGGCCCGGCTGGCGTCCACCATCCTCGAGCGCGTGTGCTCGTTCCAGATGGAGGTCGGATACTACAACGCCTCGGTGCAGAAGTCTGTGCTGGATTACCTGCTGCCCGGCATGGGACAGGTGTGGGTGCGGTACGAACCGCAGTTCGAAGCGTCGGAAGAGGCTGGCGAGAACGAACAGGTCGAAGCCGAGGTTGAGGCGGAAGACCCGAACCGCTCCGCTGAGGACATTGCCGAGGAAGGCGATGGCTCGATCTATGAGAAGCTGGCCTATGAGCGGGTCTGTGTCGATTACGTGTTCTACCGGGACTTCCTGTGGGGGCCGGCAAGGAACTGGCAGGAAGTGCCGTGGGTGGGGCGCCGTTCGTGGCTGACTCATTCGGAGGTTGCCGAAAAGTTCTACGACGACGATCTGCAAAAGGCCAAGCGGATCACGCTCGACTATACGCCCGACAAGCTGAAGGACACCACGTCCGAAGAGGACAAGTCGGTCTCCTACTTCAAGAAGGCCGAGATCTGGGAAATCTGGAACAAGGCCGACCGGACCGTCTACTTCATCGCCCCGAACACGCCAGACGTGGTGCTGAAGGAGGAAAAGAACCCCGTTTTGGCGCTTGAGAACTTCTGGCCGTGTCCCGAGCCGCTGTTCACGACGCTGACCAATGACAGCCTTATCCCGGTGCCCGACTATGTCGAGTATCAGGACCAGGCGCAGGAGGTTGACGACCTCACCAACCGCATCGCCAAGATCACCGACGCGGTGCGGGCGAACGGCGTGTACAACGCCAGCTATCCGGCTATCCAGCGCTTGCTGCAGGAAGGCACCGACAACAAGCTGATCCCGGTCGATGACTGGGCGGCGTTCTCCGAAAAGGGCGGCATGCAGGGTGCCATGGCGCTCGTCCCCATGAAGGAGATCATGGAGGTACTGCTACGGCTCTATGAGGCCCGCGCGCAGGTCAAGACCGACCTCTACGAAGTGACCGGCATTTCGGACATTGTCCGCGGGCAGGCGAGCGGTGGGGGCGCCAAGACGGCGACCGAGCAGCGCATCAAGGGGCAGTTCGCCAACCTTCGCCTGCAGGACCGGCAATCAGCCGTGGCCAATTTCTGCCGATCGACGCTGAAGATCATGGCCGAAATCATATCGGAAATGTTCTCGCCGGAAAGCCTGTTGCAGATGTCCGGCGTGCAGCAGATGCAGCAGGATGCGGTGCAGAAGGCCGTGGCAAAGGTAAAGCCGCCGCAGATGCCGCCAGACGTGCCGCCTGAGCAGCAACAGCAGTTGCAGGCCCAGATGCAGCAGCAGTTCCAGATGATGCAGCAGCAGGCCGGCCAGCAGGCACAGGCCGAACAGGACGCACAGTTCGCCAAGGCGCTGGAAATCCTGCGCAGCGACAAGCTGCGGGGCTTCCGGGTCGATATCGAGACCGACTCCACGATCCTCGCTGATGCAGAGGCAGACCGGCAGTCGGCAATCGAACTGTTTACCGCCACGTCGCAGGGCAGCCTGTCGATTGCGCCGATTGCGCAGGCCGCGCCCGAACTGGTTGAGCCGATGGGCGACATTCTGCTGAACGCCTACCGCAAGTTCCGCGTGGGCCGGTCGATGGAAAGCTCGCTTGAGGACGCGCTGATCAAGGTGACGGAACGGCTGCAGGAATCCGCGGCCAATCCCCAGCCGAACCCTGACCAGATCAAGGCTCAGGCCGAGATGCAGAAGCAGGAAGCCGAGACCAAGCGCCAGGAACAGGAACTCGCCAACGACCGCGAGCGCCACCAGATGGATATGGCGGCGCTGC